TGATTTAAGACTAGCAGATTTTTTTTGATCTGTAATACCAATAGAATTTGTAATATCAACAAGATCAATATTTAACATCTTTACATCATCTAAACTCAATTGACTATTTTCATTAATATTTATTTCCTTATTTGGTTCAAAAATATTTTCAAAAATAGAATCATCAATTGACTTGACAGATAAGTTAGATTTTTGAGAAATATTCATAATATTTAACGGTTTAAGTCCAATCTCATTCAAATTATTTGTCATTAGATGTGAATAATCTTCTACCGTAAACAGTGTATTCTTTTGCTTATTGAAAAAATCAGACTGAATTAAATAGTCAATATCATCAATTACATTAATTTTATAATTATTTTTAATAGCTAAAAAAGAGCCATAATAATCTAGCCCATGAATAAAATTATGTTTATGAAGAACTTGACTAGTAAGAAATGAAAAAAAACCATCAATGTAGGAAGAATTGTTAGGATCTTCTAGTTTTGAATGCACTTTTTTGGTTTTATCAATAGATGGTAAATTAAATAAATTAGAATCAGTGTGATTATATTTACCAACCAGATACTTGTATGGATCTAACAATGGTGCCATTTTAATGAACACTTTTTGAGTCATTGTGAAATCGTCATCATCAGATATATTTTTCAATTTGCAAGTATAAATATGCTCATGTTCAAAAGAGACTTCTTTATCATTTTTATTTTTTAAATCTTTAATATCTGAAATGCTCCACAAATGATTTAAATTAATAGAGTTGAAATTGGTTGTGTTTAATGAAAAAAAATTATCATAGATTGGTATATAATTTTGCACATTGGATAAAGAGATATTAGGGTTAGATTGAAATTTGTTGAAGAGATTTATATTCTTCCTCTTTTGATAATTTACAGTGATTGCCATTAGCTAATAAAAATAAAATTATAAGTTATATTTAACTTATTATAAAGTTTTATTGTTATTTTAAAATGCCTAAATAAAATGACTAAAATAAATGATTAAGTATTTATAAGTTGAAGGTCGCGTAAATAAAAAACTTTTTTTAATATACTATAATAATAAATGAATTTAGAGCTTAAGCGTTTTGACATGAAATCAATTAGTTTCAAACCGAATGAGTCAAAAGGTCCTGTTGTTGTTTTAATCGGGCGTCGAGACACAGGTAAATCATTTTTGGTAAGAGATTTATTATATTACCATCAAGATATTCCTATTGGCACAGTTATTTCCGGAACTGAAGAAGGTAACGGGTTTTACGGAAAATTGGTGCCAAAATTATTCATACACAATGAATACAACACAGCTATTATCGAGAACATTTTGAAGCGACAGAAACAAGTTTTAAAACAAATAAAAAAGGAAATGGAACAGTTTAAAAGATCAACGATCGATCCTCGAACTTTTGTGATCTTAGATGACTGCTTATATGATAACACTTGGGCGCGCGACAAAATGATGAGGTTACTTTTTATGAATGGGCGACATTGGAAGGTCATGCTAATTATTACAATGCAATACCCTCTAGGAATTCCGCCAACACTAAGAACAAATATAGATTATGTGTTTATTTTAAGAGAGCCATATATAGCTAACAGGAAGCGAATATACGAGAATTATGCAGGCATGTTCCCTACATTGGAGTCATTTTGCCAGGTAATGGATCAATGCACAGAGAATTACGAGTGTCTTGTTATCAATAACAATGCCAAATCAAATAAGCTGCAAGATCAGGTGTTCTGGTATAAGGCAGACGCACACAATGACTTCAGATTAGGATCGAAAGAGTTCTGGGAGCTGTCCAAACAGATCAATGATGAAGACGAAGAGGAACAATATGATCCAAATAACGTGAAGAAACGTGGGGCGGGACCAAAAATTGCGGTAAAAAAGAGTAAATGGTAGAAACCGTTTACTTATTAGGTTGAGCGGTTTAGTTTTATTCAGCTAAATAATACAGCATTAATTTCTCTTAATACATTTGATAAATCAAACCCATTTTCATTAGGATTATATCTTATTATTTTATTTCCAAATGACATAATATACATTTCTCTTATTTTTTCATTTTCAGGGTCGCGATCATCGTGGTTATTTTCATCACATTCAATAACTAATTTATAATCAATAAAATATAAATCTGCTCTATACTTACCTATAGTAAATTGGCGTTTGACATTTAACATATTACTGTATGTATTTGAAATAAATCCAATTGTTTGATTTTCAATACACATTCCGATATTTATTTGTTTTACACTTTCACTTACATCTACAATATATCTATTTCTTAAATTGAAAGAATTTTTTAAGATTTCAAATGCATCTTCTGTAAGAAGATAAGTTATTTTATTATGCCCACCATGTTGTTTAATTAGTTTATTTTTATTTCGTTCAATAATAAAATGAATATTTTCTTTGTAATTTTTAGTTAAATGTTGGACTAAATGAATTTTTTGACTTGCTAAATGTAACAAATCTTCTAAATTTCTTACGAATTCACACATTGTTTATATAATACATTAACTATAATATGATAATTAAATTCAATTTTAAATATCATAAAAAAACAATAATTAAATAAATTATAAATCAAATTAAACCCATTTAAAAAATCCACATGGTTCGCATTTATAAAATTTTTTACCTTTATTTGGTCCTTCTTTTTTAACAACTAATATTTTAACACTCAAAGAACATTTTTCACAAGTGCCTTTGGTTTTCAAAAAACAACTACTGCAAGATTTTCTCCATTCTTTATCTGTTTCAGAAATTAACACATCATCACTGCACTCGATACATTCGATATAAATATGTTTTTGAGATTGTTTATTTTGTTTAAAACAATCTGCGCATCTTGTTTTGTAAGTTTCTGGAGACATTATATAATCATCGCAATCAAGACAGTTTCTAACTGTAGAAATACAATCATTACAAAATTTTGGATCAGTATTTATAGGTGCCGTAAAATCAATCTTACATTTTAAACAAACATCTATTTTTTTAATTTCAATGCATATAGAACATAATTTATTATTTTTAAGTTTTCTAGTCTCTTGTTTACAATTTAAACAAGAAATTGTCTGTATTTCTTTTAAAATTTGTTTATTCAGTTTTTTAGACTTCTTTTTAATCTTATTTGGAACACAAGAACAAATACCATTGATGCTACTGCTATTAGTAGGACTATATATAATTTTATCTTTTTGACACATAATACATCTGTTATTAATAGTATAATTAATTGATTCTGTTTCAGATTCCGAACTAGATCTAGATTTATTTTTTTCAGTCCTTTGTTGTTTTTTAATGGATCGTTGATTTTCTTTATATCCTTGAGGCCATCCATTTTTGATTTCATCTTTTCTATCTCTTGCTGCTCGCTGCATTAATTTATATTGTTCATCATTTTCACTAATAACACGATGCCTTTTGTTGCATACACTTCCTACATTAAAGCAAACTCCTGATAAGTTATTTTCAAATTCAAATACATTTTCAATTGGCTGACTACATATACAAGTATGAGAATCATCATTTTCATCATCATGTCTATATGACGCACACGTGAAATCAGAATTATCACTATTATTATGATCATCATTTAATTCATTGAATGCTATTTTAAGCTGTAAAAAGCTTTTTAGTTGTAAAATGTAACTTTTGGGATATGTTAATAATAATAAGAATATAAATTTATCTGGTTTTTCTGGAGTTTTTCCATCATAATATTTCGCCATAAATTTTGTTAGTTTAATCCAATAAATACAATAGTTTGCAGGATTGGCAAATTTTATAATAAAGTCAGGTTCATTCATGCAAGATAAAATTAATTGTTTAAACACTTCATTCCAAATTAGTGTAGTAATAGCAATCCATTTTCCATTATTTGTGTATTCTTTAATTTGTTCCATTAATAATAATTATGTTAGTTTATGTTTAATATAATTATTTAAATCTTTTCAATTTTATATCTATTCATTCTTTAAGCTTCCTTCTCCAAATCTTTCTCTTTCATTGAAAAAGGTCCACTTACAAGCTCAGATCGACCATAATCTGTCTTGCCTACTACAATATTCTCGCCGTCAAATAGCTCCGAACGGATATCCGCAACAGAAATAGTATCAGAACTTTCAGTTGTCAGTGCCTTCTCCTGACTAGTTGCACTGACACCAATCAAATTACCGTCTTGATCAATATCTTGCGTCAAAATGTTACCATGTTTCTCTGCATTCTTCTTGTTTTCGTCAATTGCCTTCTGTTTGGTCTCCTTTACCCTAGATTCAAACGCATTCTTGGCAGCAGATTCGTTCTTCTGCTTCTCCTGAGCAAGCTGATTGAGCTCTTCCTCCATATATTCGACACGTCCAGTCTTGTAAGCCTCAGGATCCCAAGGCAACCAAGTGCCGACAGGCCCAACAAATACATCGAAACTGGGGTCAACTTCTCGAATCAATTTAGCACGCAATTCGGCCTCTTCTTGTGATGCAAAATGACCACGTGCCTTAAAACCACGCACAG